TTTTTCTTAATTTATTAGGTATCTTTGAATGTGAAAAGAAACGATATACTTCTGTTTATCTACAATTCTAAAGCTGTCAAGTCATCTGCAATACGCATTACCAAAGGAGATGACCTATATAATGACCTCTTATCTGAACTGTTGATTATCGTTGCTGAGATGGATATTGAATACCTGGTTAATCTTTATAATAAAAAGACTTTAGAGATATACTGCTATAAGATTATGTACTACCAATATACTCAACCTCACATGGCTTTCTACAAAAAATATAGAAGCTGCGAAACAACAACAAAGGGAGAAGTATACGAAGATGATAACATTGATCAGATACATTCTGATGTAGTGTTACTGATGAATAAGATAGAGAAGAAGATAGCACAGAAACGATTTCCTGCAGAATTTAGACTGCTTGAACTGTACATTGAGCATGGTACTTATCGCAAGGTGGGAGCATTGGTGGGTATATCGTTTAAGACAGTCCAGTACATGGTTAAAAATATAACAGAAAAAATAAAAACACAATATGATATTAGTTGTAACAAGTAGCAGAATAACAGGTCTGCAATACCATCGGCAGATAGTTCCTTTTGCATCATTAGGAATCGATGTAGAATTTACTTACAATGAATCTGAACTAACTGATGATTACTTAAAGAAGTTTAAATGTATATCCTTTCTGAGAGAGATCAAGTCTGATGTGACCAGGTACAAACGATTAGGATTAAAAGTACATTTTGATATTGATGACTATTGGGTATTACCAAAGAATCACAGTCTTTATAATCAGTATAAGAATAATGGATATGCTGAAAGTACTATACAAGCATTAAAGGATGCTGACTTTATTACTACTACTACTGATTACTTAGCAAGTAGAATCAAAGATTACAATCATAATGTGTACGTTCTACCGAATGCCATCAATACGGAGGAGGAACAATGGCAACCGAATCCGATAGAGGTAACACATAACAGAATGAGATTCGGATATGTTGCAGGTGTTCATCATGTTGCTGATGTAGAGATGTTGTATCCTGAACTGATGAAGCTGTACAAAGATGAAACGATCAGAGGGAAATGGCAGCTATTGACAGCAGGTTATAACTTTAACCAGGATGCAAAAGGTGAGATAACACCGAATCCATATTACAAGTATATTGAGCAGTGTTTCACCGGTGGATATCACCTATTGAACTTAAACTATAGAGAACTACTGATGTCGAATAGGGTGTTAGAGTTTAAAGATATGGATGAACCATACATGAGACTGAATGGTATGCCGATCTTAGATTATGGTAAGCTATACGATTCTATTGATGTGGCATTAGTTCCACTAATCAGCACAGAATTTAACCGGAACAAATCTCAGCTTAAACTTATCGAAGCAGGATTCAAAAAGAAAGCGGTAATCGTATCCAATGTGATTCCTTACAAAGATGATATTACTCTGCATAATGTATTAGTATCTGCGGATAAGAAATGGAAGGATAATATTAAGTACCTGATAAAGAATCCTAATAAAGTAGAAGATCTTAAAGAGAATCTTTTTGAGTATGTATCGGCAAGGTATGACATTAAGATAGTGAATGTAGAACGTAAACAGATATTTGACAGATGGTTGGCATAGGAATTACTACGAAAGACAGACCTGAACTATTGAATGCATTATTAGATAGTATTTATAAGCATACATTTATGGATGATGTTATGATATACGTTGCAGATGATTCAATTGATAACTTAGGAGTAGCTAAGAAAAAGAATGAATGTCTCAGATATTTAAAGAATTGTGACTATGTATTCTTATTAGATGATGATATTGAGATAATTAAAGATGGATGGATTGATTTCTGCATTAATGAGGGATCAGAGCATTTGTTGTTTATGGATGATAAATTCCATAGAAAGATTGATGATAAAAACTACTTAGATTGTGGAGGTGTATTTATGTTTATGACAAAAGAAGTCATTAACAGAGTAGGTGCATTTAATGAAAAATTCATGCAATATGGCTTTGAGCATTGCGAATATACAAATAGAATAACAGGTCAAAGAACACATTATCCTACAAATCTAAACTTAAAAGAATACATTTATGCTCATGATTACTCAACACCGAATCATAAGAGCAGTATAACTGATGAAGAGAAACAAATTCACATTAAAAATAATTGGGATAAATTCTTTAACGAACCTATTAAAAGTGTATTTTTACCATTATGAGAATCCTATTCAAATATACTACGAGATCAAGGCGTTCTAACTTCCTTAGAGGGTATGATTCTATATTGAATAACATAGCTAATAGAGAAGATTATCACATTCTGATCTCAGTTGATGGAGATGACCAGAGTATGTCACCTCTTCCGGTATTAGATGGTAACCATACATTCGTAGTGGGTAGAAGTAAGAATAAGATAGATGCTATCAACAGAGACATTAATGAGTTCGATTATGACTTTGATATACTTATCAATATGTCTGATGATATGATTTTTACTAAGAAAGGATTCGATGATATTATTCGTGCTGAGTTTTACAATGACTTTAACCAGTATGTTCACTATAACGATGGTAATCAGAAGTGTAATGTATGTACCATGCATATTGTGGGTAGGAATTATTATGACAGATTTAAGTACATTTATCATCCCGATTACATATCTTTATGGTGCGATGTTGAGAATGATATAGTAGCGAAGCAGTTAGGATGCTATAAGTACATGGGTGATAACCTTAAACTATTTAGACATCTTCATCCGGCATGGGGGTTAGCACCTCAAGATGCATTAAGTATTAAGACAGAGGATAGAGCATTATGGGTAGCTGATGAGATTACATTTAACAAACGTAAAATAAAGAACTTTGGACTATAAATTATCAATTCTGATTCCTACATTACAATCGAGGGAAGCTACACTACTCAAGACTGTGAATCTACTCAATAGACAGATCGTAGATTGCGATGCATTTAAAGACATTGAGATACTTATCGATACAGATAACAGAGAAACACCAACAGGAGAAAAAAGGAATAGACTAATAGAGAAAGCTAAGGGTAAGTATATTGTATTCTTTGATGATGATGATGAACCTTTGGAATCCTATATATTTTTAATCATGTGTGCGATTGACAATGATCCTGATGTTATTCCTATTAATGGGTACATAACTACCAATGGTCATAACTTAGTTCATTGGGAGATGGGATTGAACTTTAACTATGGATCAAAAGTAGTTGATGGCAAATTAATTTACGAAAGATTCCCGAATCATATTGCTCCAATGAAAAAAGAACTTATTAAAGACTTTAAGTTCTTACCGATAACAATCGGAGAGGATTACGAATGGGCAAAGAGGATACACGATGCGAAAGTATTAAAGACAGAGCAAAGAATAAATACACCGATTTATCATTATAAATTCATACAAAACAAATAACCATGTACTCTCAGAATCAAGAAGAACTATACATCCTTAATCACTTTAAAGATAGAACAGGTGTATTCCTGGACTTAGGAGCGTATGATGGTAAAGACCTATCCAATACAAGAGCGTTGATGGAGAAAGGGTGGCAGGGTGTATGCTTTGAACCTAATCCGAATGTATTTGAGAGACTTGCAAACAATTGTTTAGATTATAAGTATGTCTATTGTTATGAGTTAGCGATGGGTACTTTGAACGGAACTTTTGATCTTAATGCTAATGATACTTATTACTCTACCTTAATCGATAGCGAGATGGGGAGATGGGATGGTACTTATACATTCAAGACAGTAGAATGTGAAGTAATAACCTTTGAGCATTTTATGCTTACAAGTCCATTCAGATACTACGATTTCATATCTATTGATTGTGAAGGTATCGACTATGAGATTCTTACTCAGATAGACTTAGATAAAGTTCAATGTTCAATGATCTGCATAGAGACCAATGGCAAAGAGACACAAAAGTACATTGATTACATTAACAAGTTCAATGGCTTTAAGGTAGTTCATGTTAATGCTGAGAACCTAATAATGGCACGATGAAGTTAAGTATACTAATAGCTACAGTCAAAGAAAGAGAAGAGAAGTTCAATCGGTTGTTTAATCGCATTGTATCACTTGTAATCGATTACGATGGTGTTGAGGTGTTATACAACAATGCTCCTCGTTATGATGAACCTAATGGATTAACTGTTGGAGAAAAAAGACAAGCATTAATCGATGTTGCTACCGGTAAGTATATCATGTTTGTCGATGATGATGATGATGTACTGGATAACTTTATTGAATCCTTATATCCTTTGCTTGATCATGATGTTGATGTTATCAATGCAGATGTCTTAGCTTATATCGATGGTGTTGGACATATTATTGATCAGTCTATCTATCACGAATCTGAGCAGCTTAATGATGGAATCACAAAGAGATATCCTTCAGTTATGTCTGTATGGAATAGAGAACTGACAAAGAAAGCTAAATTTAAACCTTTAAACAATGGAGAGGACTTTGACTGGACTAAGCAGATGAATCCTCAGTCTGAGATTAAAGTACATTTAATATGGCAAATCTATAACTATTCATCTATAAATAATATAGCAAGTAAAGCTACTAAGATGTGTGTAGTTACATTTAGCAATACTGAACGATATAACAAGTTAGCACATAGAATGAGAGAAAGCGTGAAACCTTATGGTATCGATTTCATTCATTACACTAACTATTCAGAAATTAATTGTAAGTCTCATTCTGAGTATCCTTATGCATTCAAACCTTACTCAATACAGAAAGCAAGGGAGCAAGGATATAATCTTATCTTATGGCTTGATTCAGCTATTTACTTAACAAAGAATCCGAGTGAAGTATTCCAATACATCAAAGATAATGGGGTTATGCTATTCGATAACATTGGATTCTCTATTGCTTCATTTACTCATAATGAATGTTTAGCACATTTTGGAATGGATAAAAAAGAAGCTGAGAACTATAAGATGGTCATGGCTTGTGCTATGGGATTCAATTTTAATACAAAGATAGGCACAGATACATTCAATGAATACTTAGGATTCGCTCATACAAATGCTTATCAAGGGAATTGGCATGAACATCGACACGATCAATCTGTTATCTCATGTATTGCTCAGCAGAAAGGCATTGAACTATTACATCCCAATAGAACATTCATAGCTTATGAGGGTAATGAAGGCATGAAACCTTATGCAGAATCAGTATGTTTAATTTCTAATGGATAAATATTGCACAAAATCAATAATTAATATACTATAATATGACAGAAGAACAATACAATGAATGTCAAAAGTATAGAGGGGTTATAAATCTCTTTGTTACTTCAGGACAATGTATCGGAGGATTAGATGGGTTATTTGATTACTATGGTGTAAGAGGGCAAGACAGATCATGTCCTTCCTGCATCAGTCAGTTCTTACTTAACAGACATTCTGAACTAACACAATACGAACATGATAACAATCTGTAAGGTAGCATGATAACAATCTGTAAAGTATGTGCTATAATGGATCAGGATATCATTCCGAAAGAATGTGACTGGTGTGAGTTATGCTCTTCGTTTATCTGTAAAGAATGCAAACCTAATCTTATTAGAAGAGGTATGGCAATGATAAAATTAAAACTTAGTATCAATGGAAAG